ACAAATAAAAAATATAATGACGGTTTAGGATCTTATGTTATAAAATTATATGATCAATTACCAGATGAATTTACTATAAACGACCAATTATGGATTTCAGAAATATTAGCAAAACAAGTTTCAGGTAATTTAATATTAGAAGATATAGTAATAGAAAAGAAATATAATAAATTACAAGGACCAAATTTTAATATAGAACCAACTAAAAATTTTAGCAATCAATATACAGATTATAAAAATACTACAGATTTAGTTTCTTCTAATTCTACTACTAGAACAAAAATAGTAAATAATGTTTTAAGTTCAAGTTATAATGTAGAAGGTGCCGTTGAAATAAATGTAGATTATTCAGATTATATAAATTTTGTCCATTTTGGAAGTGCTTATCAAAGATTAAAAAACTTTTATAATAAAAAATATAGTTTAGAATTATATCAATCTCAAAGTGATATGATTCAATTGACAACTGACCCTAGTGGAAGTAGTTCATTTTCTGAAAAAACACAACATATAAATGATTTAAGTATAAAAATGAATAATATAGTTAGTAAATTTGATGGGTACGAAAAATATATGTATTATGAATCTTCATCAAATTATATTGATACGTATGCAACCCATTCTTCATATGCTTGGCCTAAAAGTGGATCATATCCTAATATAAATGAAAATTTTTCAATATTTTATCCTTCTGCTTCTACAGAAGTTAGTAATTGGTATTATACACAATCATTAATTGCAGAAGATTATGATAGACAAAATATACATAATTTAGTAAATACAGTTCCATCTCATGTACAATCTGATGAATATAATGAAGATTATTTAAAATTTATAGAATTAACTGGTCAATATTTTGATACAGAATGGATATATATAAAACATATTACTGATTTATATAAAAGAGAAAATAATATAAAGGACACTTTATCAAAAGATTTAATATATGAAATGTTAAAATCTTTAGGTGTAAATATAAATAGTGGAAATGATTTAGTAGATTTATGGGAATATAGTTTAGGAACAGATATAACTGGTAGTTTAAAAAACACTTCTAATAATATACTTTCAGTTTCTAATAAAGATATAACAAATGAAATATGGAATAGAATATTAAATAATTTACCATATTTATTAAAAGCTAAAGGAACAAAAAAAGGTATAAGAGGATTAGTAAATTGTTATGGTATTCCTACTTCATTATTAGATATAGAAGAGTACGGTGGCCCTATTACAACTGGTTCTATAAATTCATATGAATTTGATACATTTAATTTTGCTTTAGATTTTAATAATTCTCAAAGTATTGAGTGTGATTTTAATCCTGAAACTACTCAATCAACGGCTATTGAATTAAGATTTAAATTACAACAAGGTAAACATTATTATGATCAATTGATTCATAGTGAAAGTTTATTTAATACTGATGATAACGCTGGAAAAATAAAATTATATACAGTATACAGTGGATCTATAGATGATAATTATCAAAAAGGATATTTGAGATTTAGTTATTATTCAACTAGTAGTACTGAAAATTATATACAATCTGATTTATTAAATATTTACGATAATGAATTTTGGAATGTATTAGTAATTTCAGGGTCAGATAGTGATGGATATAAATTATTAGTAAATAAATATGATAACGGATCTATGGTATATTCATCATCAGTAACTAGTGGATATATTTCTAGTAGTGCGTCTCAGAGTTGGGATACTAGTAATAATATATATTTTGGTAAAACAATAGATAATACACCAGGTTTATCTGGATCATTACAAGAAATACGTTTATGGTCAACAGAGCCTTCACAAAATGATTTTAATAATCATACTACATTTATTAGATCAATAGTTAATACAAATAGAGAAGCTTATTATAGTTTAATCACAAGATATACTATGAATTTTCCAACTAATTTATTTTCATTTAGTTTAATTGATGATAGTAAACCAAATAATAATATACCTGATAATGATGCAGTAACTTCTGGATTTATTAATAATACAGAATTTCCATATCAATTTTCTTATTATAATGGTTCAAGAGAATCATCAACTGTTCCTAATTTAGGGTTATCTTTAAATTCAAATAAGACAAGAATTGTTGATAATGGATTAAATAACAATTCACAATTAGATATAAATATTTCAAATGATTATTTTTCTGGAATTGAAGATTTTTCAAAGGACTCAAATAAAATAGGTGTATATTTTTCACCAACAAAATTAATAAATAAGAATTTAATTGAATATTATTCTAGTTTTAATTTTGATAATTTTATTGGTGATCCAAGAAATGAATTTAAAAATACATATGAAGAATTGAATAATAAAAATAAAGAATATTGGGATCAATTTGGTCAATGGAAAAATTTAAATAATTATTGGGATTATTTAAAATTAATGAGATATTATGATAACTCATTATTTGATTTAATAAAAGAATTCACACCAGGTAGAGCTGACACGGAAGTAGGTGTTACAATTAAACCTCATATTTTGGATAGATCCAAAATGGAATGGAAACCTTTACAAAAAAGTGAAATACAAAAAAAGGCACCTTCTATAAGAATTATTGGAACTTTAGAAGAAGGTGAAAAATCTAAATATCAATATAAAAAAACAACTATAGAAATGCAAGATTATATTTATATAAATAATGCTTCTAAATTAGATAATAGTGTAACAATATTTAATAGTGCTTCTGTAAATAGTTCATATTTATATAAAGAATCCCCAACTATAGATGCAAATTCTAAAAGATATAGTGGATTTACTGATAGTGTTAATATAGAAATGATTAAACCTGTTTGTGATTTAGAATTATCAAGTAGTAGAAATCCTATAATTAATAGTGACGGCAGTACTCAAGTTACATCTTCACAATTTAGATATTATAGACAAAAACAATCTGGATGGTGGAACGTAAGGTATGCTGGATGTTTACAAACTCAATATACCACACTAGATGGCAAAGACCCTGTAGAAAGTATTCTTTCTAATCCTAATACATTAATTGTAGATGATCAAGGAAGTGGAGTGAAACTAAAAGTTCAATAAGGAGAAAATAAATGAAAATAAAAAAGAGTGAATTAAAAGAAATTATTAAAGAGTGTATTACTGAAATGAATTTAACAGAAGCAACGATGATAGATAAAAAATACGCGTTATCAGGAATTAAAGATTTTAATAGGAAAAGATTAAATATTAAAAACTTAATACCTAGATTAATAAGAGATTTAGATATGGTTCCTAATAAAAAAAATATAAAAGAAGTAGAAGAAATTATTATGGCTAATTTAGATAAGTCAGGAAAATTACCGTATGAAATGTATATTATTGATGAAATAGATAAAGTATTAAAGTAAATAGGTATAATAATGAAAATCACTAAAAAAGAATTAAAAGAATCAATAAAAAGATGTGTAAATGAAAATATTTCAGAATCTAATATGTGTAAATTAGATAAACTAATTTATCCAATGGTTTGGGAATTATTAGATGAGGCTGCAGGAGATAAATCTACAGTTTCTTATAGTGATAAAATTTTATCTCAAGATTTTAAAAAATTTAATACTGATTATAACAAAAGAAAATATAGTTCTGAAGAAAAGAAAATTGCATATACAGATAAATTTATAACTCATTTAGAAAATAAATTTAAAAAATATAAAAATGAAATTTTAGATTTTGTTATAGAAGCAATGTTTTATAAAGATATTCCTAATAAAAAAGAAATTGATAAATTTGTAAAAGAAATTAATAATGAATATAATATTGATGAAAGTAAAATAAGAAGATCTATAAGAATAATTTTAAATTACGGTATTAAATATCACAAAAAGAAAATAGTAGATTTTGAAAAATTAGAAAAATGGTATGATAAAAAATTAGGTAGAACCAAAGAATAATTAAATATAATAAAATTTTAACCTCCTTTATAGGAGGTTTTTTTATATCAATTTTTTTAATAATTAATATTTATATTTGATAACTAAAATTTTAAATTAATTATTTTTTAAATATAGGAGAAAAATAAATGGCATATATAACGCAAGGTGATAATGTAATTGTAATTGATGCAATTATCACGAAAAAAGGCAGAGAAAATATGGCAACTGGAAAAGGTTTAAATATTGTCAAATTCGCTTTGTCAGATGATGAAATTGACTATGGCCAATGGAATCCAAATAATTCACAAGGTTCTGAATATTACGGTGTAAAAATTGAAAATATGCCATTAACAGAAGCTAATCCAGATGAAACTAGAAATATGAGATATAAATTAGTTTCTCAAGAAAAAGATAATGTAGTAGTGTCAGTAATTGTAGATACTCCAGATCAATTAGATTTTAAATCAAATGGAGAGCAAATTTTAGAACCAAATGTGTCTTCAGGAAATACAAGCTTTGGGTATACTTTACAAATTCCTAATGGGTCATCATTATTTAATGTTGTTGAAATTGGAAGTATTAATTCAAGAACAGCAAAAACAATATCAATTACAGGAAAATCTACAACGATAACAGCTGTTGGTGAAAAATTTAAATTAATAGCTAAACCTCAAACAGTTGATAAAAATATATTGGCTTCAATTATAGATAATGCTTCAGGTGCAACAAAAGATATTAGATTAACTATAACTAAACTTGAAGTTGGTCCTAAAGGTAATTTATTTTAATTAAGGAGATAATATAAATGGCAAATGAAAAACAATTTTCTGACGTATTCTATTATTTTAATCAAAAGGATATAGTTGAGAAAAATAGACAAATTGTAACAGATGGAGCAATAGGTAGTTCAGGAACTATAACCAGTTTTGAATACTTGGCTACACAATATGCTGATAGTTCTTCACATTATTTTATGGATGTATATGATTCTGCAAATACAGCTAGTGGAGTTCAATTTGATATTTCTTACGGAAATAGAAATGGATATTCAGGTAGTTATGATGATACTTATTCACCTTCAGAAGTAACATATAATCAATATGCAAATAAATTATTAAATGTAAATACATACGACACAAGTTCAAATATATTTAAATGGGCAAATCTATCTGAAAGTGTTGATATGTTTATTGTTAATTTTAAGCGTGATAAATTAAAAGAAAAATTAGATGCAGGTAATTGGGAATTAAAATTAACTAATGGTTCATCAACAATATCATTAATTGATAGTAGCACAGATACTAATTTAGCAATTGGTAATGGGTTTACTGGTCCTAAATATAATATAGTTAGTGGAACCTTTATTAATAGTACAAGAACTTATTATACAACAGAAGATGCTGATTCATCATATGGAACAGTATATCCTGATTTAGGAATTATATTATTAAATCCTCAACAACTACAAGCAGGTTTTGGTAGTTGGACGTATTCAGGTTCAGCAGTTCCATTTACTAATAATGTAATAAATGAGTTTTTTAAAGTAATAGATTCTGGATCTTATTTTGCTGCAAGAAATGAAGAAGTAATTAGTTCATTAAATTATTTTGTAAGAGCAGGAAATGAAAACTTTAATTTTAGTAATAATCCAACTTGGCAAACAGGTTCAAATGGAGTAATGAGATATACTGAAATGAATGAAGATCCTATTACATATGTTACAACTATAGGATTATATAATGATGATAATGAATTATTAGCTATAGCAAAATTAAGTAAGCCTGTTGAAAAAAGTTTTGAAAACGAATTACTTGTAAAGGTTAGATTGGATTTTTAATTATGAAAATAAATAAAAATACACTAAAAGAAATAATTAAAGAATGTATATCCGAAATGGAATTAACAGAAGAAGTTCCAATTTATAAAACATTTGACGAAGTTGCAAAAGAAATTCAAGACGATATAGATAGTTTTCAAAAAGAAATGGATGAAAAAATTAAAAAATTAAGAGATTTAGTTAAACAAAATAAAGCTAATTTTGAAGCTTAAAAATAGGAGAAAATTAATGGCAAAAATAAAAAAATCAGAATTAGATGCATTGATAAAAGAATGTATCAAAGAGATGAAAGAAGATGGTCAAATATTAACAGAAAAAGCATATAAGAGTAAAGAAACGTTTACAATACATCCAAAAGATGGATTACAGTATGATATTCCTGCTATGTTAATAGATATTAAAGAACCTTTAAAGTTTAATTTTGAAGATGGAATAATTGATAATCAAACACAAAAGATAATATTCAGATCAGTTAAAAAATGTAATGATGAAATTAATAAAATAATTACACAAGCAGAAAAAGATATTAAAAATCTTGGTAAAGAATGTGCAAAAGAAGTTAATAAGATAGCTAAAGAGAAAAAATAAAAAGGTAACTAATGGCTAATCAAACTAAATTTATTGGAAATGATTTATTTAAACAAATAGATCAATCTGATTATCAAATAACTCCATTTAAAGTATATAAAGATTGGACCTATAACGGGTCCAATTATTATGCTAATGGTTTACAAATATCATATGGTATTGAAGATTTATCTCAATTTGATTCTGAAAATGATTCTATAAATAAAGATGGAACATATAAAGGATTAATATATGATTTTGTTCATGGATTATATTATCAATCTGCTAGTATAGGAAGTGGTAGTAGTACACAAACTATGATTAGTAGACATGCTGGAAATATAGATAATTTTGAAAAGATAAATTTAAATATGAATGAAAAATGTATTTTTATAGGAATACCACAACAATTATATGGTGAAAGAATTAAACCTGGTAGTTTTGAATTACAATATAATACTGCTAGTATAATTGATGATACGTTTGGTAATATAATAGATAGAAATAATAGCAATTATCAAATAGGTAATATATTTTATGAACATGGAAATATAGTAATAACGGACACAGGATCTTATTATAATAGTTTTAATACATCATCATTCACAAGTATTAGTTATAAAAGCCAATTTACAATTTATGAACATTCTGTAACATGTAGAATAGGAAAAGGTGAATTTAATACAACACAAAATCCGTCATCATTTTCTGGTAGTTTTCCAAGAACTTATGGTTCCGCTTCAATATATTTATATGATACAGAAGGATTTGATCCATATATTACTTCTATAGGATTATATAATGAGTATAACGAATTATTAGCCGTTGCAAAAATACCTAAACCTATTAAAAATTTTAAAGATTTAGATTTAAACATAGTAATAAAAATAGATGCATAAGTGGGGTAATTATAAATAAAATGAAAGTAATAAAACTAGAATCAGAAAAACCTACAAATAATGTTTTACTTAAACAATCATATGACGATATTGTAGAAATTCTTAATTATATTAGTGCATTATTAACAAATGAACCAAAAGAAATTAATATAGAATGGGAAAGTAATTCAGAAATACTTAAAAATAATATTAGAACTTTTTTAATAAATAATAATTTAATGGAATAAGATATGAAAAAAGATAAATTAAAATTAACAATAAAAGAAATACTTAGTGAATTATTAACTTCAGAAGGAAATATTATAGATAAAAATAATGTTCCATTTACAGTATCAGATAATAAAATTGGTGATGTCGCTGTTATTTATTTTAAAGATGAAGATGTTTATTTACTTAGTCAAAAAACTTTAGGAAAACAAAATAATATTAAAATTTCTAAAAAACAATTACAAGAAATTTTAAAAGAAACAAAATAATTTAAATAAAATACATTAACGAAAATTTTATAATTATATAGAGATTCAATAAAAAAGTTGAATCTCTTTTTTTATATCTAAATATTTATATATAAATAATCTTTGGAGGAATTAAAAATGCCAGCAACATCTAAATCACAAAGACGTCTTATGGGTATGGCATATGCGTACAAAATAGGAAAATTAAAAGGTAAAAACATATCTGATAAAGTTAAAGAATTATCAAAATCAATGTCAATTAAAGATCTAGAAGATTTTGCAGAAACTAAACATAAAGGTTTACCAAATAAAGTTAAAAGGAATAAAAAGAAAATGAACAAAGAACAATTAAAAAAAACTATAAAAGAAGAAATTACTAATATATTATCTGAAAATTATAAAGATGAAGTTAAAACTTTATATACTCAATTTGATGAAGTAAAAAAAGCAATTAAAGGAACTAGCGTATCTTTATTAGATATATGGATTAATTTAGGATTAACTTATAAATTAATAGATAATGAAGATGTTAGTAGACTTTTAGATGAACAAGAAGTAGAAGATAAACCTACCACAGAGGAGTAATAAATGGCTCTTGGCCTTTTAAATAATTTATCTATAGGTAAAATTTCTATAATAGCCGTATTACCACCATCTGTTGAAGGTAATTATATTGTAAAAGATGAGGCTGGTAGCTACTTTATAGTTGGTTCAGTAACAGGTAGTGCAGGATTTGTCGTATTAGATGAATTAGTAGAACCTACTGATTATTTAGCTTATTATAAAATGGATGATAATGCTGCTTCAACAACTGTTGTTGATCAAAGTGGTAGTTATAATGGAACTAGTAATAGAGATACTAATCTAATGTCTACTACAGGA